CTTGTTCCTGTAGCTCTCGTTGACTTGATAGATGTCAGGCATCGGTGTCAGTCAACTCGTACCCGTAGTATGGATGGTACGACTTCCCGTTCTCCTTCGGTGCCATGCGCTTGAGGATCTCTTTGCGCGCAGCTGTCGACCATCTGTAACCAGCATCGCCACCCCATGCGGCCCATGCGACACGACCAGCGGACGGATAACCATCCTCACCTGGTCGGAATCCTTCCGCTTGTTTGTCTACTTCGTGACGTCTGAAAAAGGAGTACATGCGAAGGACGGTCGACTCACTGAGCTTCTCGCCATCGATGATTTGATTCGCCCTGGCCCATGCGACAGCGGTCCCACCATCACGACCAGCATCACGCCACTCGATGGCGCGCTGTGCTTCCTCCTTCATCTCTTTGGAGGGAAAGAACTTCAGTCCTGGCTCAGATGCATCGTCGAATGCCTTCGTCTCTTCCTGGCGCACCGTGACAGGCAACAGGCCGAGGTGCTGGATACAGTTCAGACCGACAGCCTGGAGTGCAGCTTCTGGCTCAAAGCCAGCACGAATCAAAGCGCCAGCAGCGCCGACCAGCTTCGCAGTTTCATCAGCAGTTCGAGCTGTCGAGACTGGCGCAGCATCAGGGACCAAGAGTTCCTGCGCGCCGATCTGAACAGGTACAGCAGTCGGGTGATAATAGCCGAGGTCATCATCCGATGGCGTCACACCAGCGACACGCTTGGCTGTTGCGAGATCCACGATGCCACTCTTGTATAGTCGCTCCGCTCTCTCTGCGTCCTCATTGAGATCCGCTTGAAGCGCCGGAACATTCGACACGTCGAACTCGAGGTAGTCGCCTGGCTGCGTCTCTTCGTAGTCCGGCAGCAGTGCGATGGTGAGCGCTTCGGACATCTGGCGCATTAGCGGAATCATTCCATCAGTCCACGCACTCCTGGTCGCTTGCTCGAGGTTGCTGTAGGTTGCGCGCTCGAGGCCGCTGCCGAGTTGAAGGACCAAAGGATTGAGACCGAGAGCTGCACACACGCGCTCTTCCGGTTTGCGGCGGATCTCATCGAATGCCATCTCACTCGGTTTGTGGCTGACCTGCTCGACCTTGAATGGTCCGGTCATCACCAAGACAGAACCAGCGTTATCGCCTGTGAAGTCCTGTTGAAGTTTCCGCTTTGTCTGTCTGGCGTCGTCTTCGCTTAGGTCTTCGACACCGCCCTTGTAGTCTGGTCCGACCATGATCGATGGCATGCCACCGTTGCGGACCATCCCAAATGCGGCGCTCGCAGCGACGTTATCGGTGGCGATCTCACGAAGAACAGATGTGACAGGAGAGCGCCCGAAGCGAGAGTCCTGCGGATCTCGACCATACCGGATGTGAATGAGGTCCTCGAGCGCGATGTCGTACGACGTGCCATCGACGGTGTACTGGTATTTGACCAGAGGATTGACCTTGTTACCCACAGGTCTCATCATGTCAGCCGCTAGGTATTGCAAACCGACGACACGACCAGACACGCGCACCTTGCGGAAATAGGCGTTTCCGAGCAGCTGGTAGTCAGGGAGAATCCACGACCACACGAGCGATGGCGGAACGTTCGGTGTTGGCTGTGCGAGCAGCTGCAAGATCGGGTGATCTGCGACTGTCTCGACCTGTCCATCTGGCATCGGTCGACGCACGACAGGAACACCCTGGCTCCAGTTGCGGATGTACCAGTCCATACCGATCGCGACGATAGAGTTCAGCATCAGGTCGCCGGCCTGGTTGCGCCAGTTGAAACTCGAGCCTGGAAGGTTACGTGTCAGCAGGGACCAAAAGTCGCCGTTCCCAGTGCCGGTGAAATAGGACGTCTGTCGCTGGATCAGCGGCGGCGGAAGGAGTGCATTTGGCGCGGCAGTGGCTTTGCCGATGAAGCGATCGAAGAGTCCCATGTGACTATTGTGTCCTTATCATGTCTTATACTGCACCCCACCCACCGCCACGACCGACGAGCTCGTCGTAGGCGTCAGTCAAAGCGTCGACGATGTCGTCATTCTTCCCCAGGGGAAATGTTCGCATCTCATCGAGTAGTGTACGGTTCCAGTCAGCCGCGACCATGTACACGTTTCCTCCAGCGACCTGACTCGCGAACGGTTCAGCGCGCACATCCTTCGATCCGGTCACCGGCAGGACTGTTACAGCACTACCATGAAGCAACCGAAGCATGTGCATCGCTTGACTTTTACCAGCCTGACCAGGATCCTGCGGTAGTCGTATCCTGATGCCACGGCCATCGAGAGCAGCTGTCTGCTTTATAACTTTATCGCGCTGGTCGGTGTCATACTGGCCACGCACGACATCGAGGATCCAGATGCGACCATCCGTGTCGCGTCCCATTTTGACACCGACCGTGAAGTCACCACTTCCAGCTGTCGCTGCAAGGTCCCAGGCGCGGGACATCTTCGCGCAGTTTGGCATGGCGCTCTCGATGACAATCCTGTCACTCTTGAAGAACGAACCCTCGCGAGGTGTTGGATGTTGCTGGTACAAAGCACTCCACCCGTAGTCGCCGCTGTTGGCAACCATGACCTCCTTGATGCGTCCAAGTTCCTTCACGTCATATCGTTCAGGCCACAAAGCTTCGCCAGGCATTCGACCGATCTGACACTTCTCCTCAGCGATGGCTGGCAGGTTCAGCACGGTCCATCGATGAGGTTCCGATGAGATTGCGCGAGCGGTGATGTCGTCATGGTGCCACCTGGTCGAGACGATGATGAGAGCGCCCTTCGGTTCCAATCGCGTGTACAGGTCGTCCGTGTACCAGTCCCATGCTTTGTCACGATATAGGGACGATTCAGCATCCTCTCGACTCCTGATCGGGTCATCGATGATGATGCGCTTGAAGCCGACGCCGGTCGGAGGACTGCCTACACCCCTCGCCATGAAGGTCCCCCCTTCCGGTAAGCTCCACTCATCCTGTGCGGCGTTGTCCTTCGAGAGTTTAGTCCTGGACGAAACGATCTGTCTGGACTTCCTGCTGAAGCGCCTAGCGATGCGCTCATTGTAGCCAGTGACCAGCACGTTCGCGGATGGATCTCGCTCGATGCAATAGGCGCCATAGCGGACCGTAACTGTCTCAGTTTTACCGTGGCGTGGCGGCATGTGAATCGCGAGTCTGTCAATCTCACCACGCTCGACTGCGTCAAGGTGTGAAGCGATGGCGATGAGATGCCGAGCTGTAAAAGACCAGCCAGGCGGGAGAGTCTCTCGAAGGTAGTCAAGGTAACAGAGAGCCGTCTGCGCGCTAGTTGCTGTCTTCGGCTGGCTCAGCTGCGGCGGAGAGAAGTTGAACAGAGAAGGTTGCAATCTTTTCATAGAGAGTTGCAATCGCGGCAGCAGTTTGTCCATTGATGTACCTCTCGTTTTGTGCTGTACGTGCAATCATCTGCAACGCTTTAAGATTGTCCTCAAGCACGGAGGTCAGCAGATCATCAAGTGATCGTGTTGGCAATATCGTTCGTTCTTCGTTCGGACGATTACAATCGTCTACCTCACTTATACGAGTCGTCATCCTATTGCGTATAGATTGAACGGTTGTTTTTGGTAGACCATAAAGACGCGACACCGATGCAAGTGTTTGACCTGCAATCAGTGCCGCTTCTACCTGTGCCAAAATCTCTGGATCTGTTGGAACTCGACGTGCCATGATCCTATTCTGTCTCATCCTGGCGCACTCTGCGCCTATAGTGCAGCTGTCCGTGGCATAAGTAGCACAACACCTGGACATCTTCCATTAGCTCACCTCCGAGTCTGATGTAGGTGATGTGATGGACATCGAGCTTGTAGCCGTCGTCCTGTCGACGGCCACACTGCTCGCATGTTCTACCTGATCGCTCAAGCGCCTTCGTCCGAATGTCCTGCCAGCGCTGACTCCGCATGTACTTGCGACGGTAGTCGCGCCATGCTTCATCGACCTGGTCACTGGACGCTCCGATGGCCTTGAGCAGACTGTAGGTGTTGGACCATGGCTTGGCCATGATGGTCTTTATGATGTTGTCCGTGTCCATGTGATCTCATCCTTGACCGGGTGATCTTCGCCCCACATCCAGTCAGTCGCGAACAGCGACTCAGGGTCCAGTGTGAGACCTTGTAGAGTCTTAGACTCTGTCCCTGTGTGCATCACGAATGCCTCGAAAAGGTCGGAGTATCGGATGTAGACATCGTGATCAAAGCATACGCGTGTGATCGGTTTGCCATGCATCAAGTGTTGAATAACTTCAGAGAACTTCATTCGATCACCGTCCAATCTCGCGCCAGGACATCATTGCCTGATAAAGTTGCGAAGCCCTTGCATCGCCAAACATTCGCGCCATCGAGCTCGTAGCGCATGAGTGCAGCATCGACCAGCTGAAGCTTGAAACGAGCGCCATCACGCCACACAGGACGTCCTGCGCGTACATCTGTCATGATTGACTCGAAGCTCTTACGGCCACCATGATTGTTTTGTTTCTTACCGATACATTCTTGGAACTCCACACGCAGTGAAGGTTCGCTCATCATCCATCGATTTATCATCATTATTGGATAACCGACGATTTCGGCTGCTCTGCTTCGTGTCTCACCGCTTGCAATCAGTTCGGCCCACTTGATCACGGTCGCGGTCTTTTCATCGAGCGAAATGTACGGATCCATTTTCTTGACTGGCCTGTCTGGATTTTCTTCATTAATCCATCGCTGGACTGTCCCGCGTGTCATCTTCATGATCTGCGCGGTGCGGCTGATGCTGTTACCAGCAGCTCTGAGTTCCTTGATTTGCACCAGGAGTTTTGTACGCTCCTCGAGCTTTGTGTTCTTCGACATTGATTCTCCCTTCAAAGTAAAAGACCAGGCACACCCGTTCGGATGATGTGCCTGGTTCCGTCAGCGAGTCGTTGGCAACCGGGAGATGGTTACTCGCTGGCGTCTTCACCGAATGGATCTTCGATGTCATCGGTTTTGATCGCTGGCTGTGCGATCTTGGTCAGTTTCTTCTTGGTTGTCACAGGAGAGACCGAAACGATGGCATTAGTCATGTTGCCACGCGTGTTCAGTTTGGCGTCTACAGTGACCATCCACTGCTTTGCAAGCAGGTCATCGACATCGAGCTGGTGAAACTCCGCCTGTGTCAAGCGGCGCCCGAGCATGCCATCGAGAAGGATTGTCAGTGCTTGCTTGTCGTTGCCGTAACCTTGACGGGTGTACTTGAAAAAGCGGTAAGCATTGCCAGCAGAGTCGCCATACTCTGTGGTCTCAAACGTAAATTTGAAGTTAGGGACCATGACGTTCGGGTCATCGTATGAAGGACGATCAACCGAGTCAAGGTTCGCCAGGCGGCAAACGTAGACGCCAGCCGGTGCTGACTCAAACTGTGAGCTGCCATCGCTGAACGAGGCGTTACTAAAGAAACCCATTTTCATATTCTCCTTCGGCCATAAGGCCGCTCTGTGACAGTGCTGGCTCAGTTACCAATCCAGAAGGTGTTTCCACCAGCACCATCAAAGTTGACATTACCAAACATCAAACCATCTGTCAAACATAAAGTTGATGCTGTTCCTGTGGGCCAGCGTAAGCGCCCGGCCCGCAGGAGCAGTTTCAACTTAAGACCCCTAAGCGAGCACACTTACATGCTCGCAGGGGGGGTTTCAAAAGGGGGGTTTTCTTCAGTTGTTCCCGTTTTATGATACTTAAGGGCGGAACAGGTCGGGAACAGGTCGCGGGAACAACTCAAACGCCTAAAGTAGACCTGTCGGACGGTACATTTTCGCGTTGCGTGGACCCTTGTCAAACGCCACGATTCGACTCGCTTCGAGGTCCGCGAGTGTAGCCGCCACGACCGATTTCCTACTGCCACACAGCTCCACAAGGCGCGACTGTGAGATGCCTGGTTCGCCACTGATGAGCTCAATGAGCTTCGACCGGATCTCTTGTGTGATGACCTCGCTCCTGGCGCCAGCGTCGAGCGTCCTGACCTTCGTCAGACCATCCTCATCGCGGATCTCGAAGGTGACATCGATGGCGTCCTCATCACTGATTAGACGGCCCTTCGTGACGTACATCCGGTACAACCCGTTCGCTTGCTTCTCAACAGAGAACGCCATGTCAGCAGCTGCGACAATCTCCGCAGCGCCTCGCAT